AATATTATTTCTGATTTATTTAATTTTTTCACTATTATATTTTTTTGGAATTGCAAATTCGGTAATGAAAGAGGAAATACCCGAAAATGGAGTAAATAAAATAGATAAGGATAACATAATAACACCTAAAAGTATAGATTAGATATACAAAAAAGAGAGCCGTAATAGGCTCTTTTATTTATGCAAAAATGGAGAGATGACAGAGTGGCTTAATGTACTAGTCTTGAAAATTAGCAGGGGTAAAACCTTCGTAGGTTCGAATCCTACTCTCTCCGCCAAATAAAAACACAAAAGAGGTATTTTATGAGAGGTAGTATAATAGCGTCTTATATTGATGAGGAATACAAGATAAGAAAAGCATATGCAAACAAGAAGAGGCAAAAGTGCGTCGTTGAGGGAGAAAAGCAATGCGAGAAGTGTGTGTACTTTGAGATTTGTGTAGATGTAAAGGAGAAATGCAATGAAGTTTAAAATAAATAATACAGAGTGGACCATAGAAGAAGTAGACGAGGCTACAATTAATAATGAGATGAAGAGTGATGGTACTTTAGGAGTAACAATATATAGAACTCAAACAATAATGTTGCTAAAAGATCAAGCAAACATAATAAAGACGCTAAAACATGAACTAACTCATGTGTGGTTATATGAATATGGTCATAATCAAAATGAAGATAAAACGTTTAGTTATGAAGATGTATGCGAAGTAGTTGCAAGTATTAATGATTTTATAAATGAAATAGTAAAACAATATAAAGAGCAAAATGGTGTAGAAATAGAACAGACAATAACTAACCTATTTGTAGATGGTGTTCCATTAAAATAAAAGAGGTAAAAAATGAATGTAAATCAAAACATTAATAAATTATTATATGTCTTATCTACAAAGGGACAAATATATAAAATAAATACTTTTCAATTTTATAGTGAAAAGTATTGTAAGTATTGTACTAAATACCAAATATTAAAAAAAGAACAAGTAGAAATATATAATGAAGAAACAAATCAGTTTGAATTACAAGATAGATTTAAACAAAAAGAAGAATGCTATAGCAAAGTTGACGTGCTGAAGTATCTTATAGAAGAATACAGAAAAGGAAGTGAGGCAGTTGGAAGATGAAAAAGATTATAACAAACTAACAGAAAAGCAAAAAAGGTTTATAGATTACTATGTGGAAACAGCTAATGCAACAGAAAGTGCAAAGAAAGCAGGGTATAGTTTTAAGACAGCAAAGAATATAGGTGCAGAAAACTTAACAAAACTTAACTATTTCATTCAAGAACGATTACAACAACTAGAAGATAATAGAATTGCCTCACAAGAAGAAGTGTTACAATACTTAACAAAAGTAATGAGAGGAGAAGAAAAAGACCAATTTGGGCTGGACGCTTCATTACAAGATAGAACTAAATGTGCAGAATTGCTTGGCAAGAGATATGGCACATTTAAAGAAAAGGTAGATGTAACTGGTAATATACCAGTGGTGATACAAGATGACATTACAGAGTAAAATAACAAATAAAAACGCACAGCAACAAATAAACAAATTATCATTACAGAGCATAGTTGGAAAAGGGTATGCAGAATATTGGCACTGTAAATGTAGATATAGAGTATGTAAAGGTTCAAGAGCAAGTAAAAAATCAAAAACAACAGCATTGTGGATAGTATGTAATATGATGAAATATAAAGAAGCAAACACGCTTGTAATTAGAAAAACATTTAGAACATTAAAAGATAGTTGTTTTACAGAATTAAAATGGGCAATACATAGGTTACAAGTAGATAGTTTTTGGGAGATAAAAGAAAGCCCATTAGAGATGACGTATAAACCTACAGGGCAGAAAATATATTTCAGAGGATTAGACGACCCATTAAAAGTAACATCAATATCAGTAGATATTGGTGTTTTATGTTGGTTATGGATTGAAGAAGCATACGAAATAACAAAAGAATCTGATTTTGATGTAATAGATGAAAGTATAAGACGGAGAAGTTCCAGAAGGACTATTCAAACAAATAACAATAACATTAAATCCTTGGAATGAACATCATTGGATTAAGAAAAGATTTTTTGATGTTAAAGATGATGATATATTAGCGATGACAACAAATTATCTTTGTAACGAGTGGCTAGATGAAGCAGATAAAAAAGTATTTGAAAGAATGAAGAAAAATAATCCTAGAAGATATCAAGTTGCAGGATTAGGTAACTGGGGTATAGTTGATGGATTGGTTTATGAAAATTGGAAAGAAGAAAAATTCGAATTAAATACAATAAGAAACTTAGATAGTGCTTTTGGGTTAGACTTTGGTTATACAAATGACCCAACAGCACTATTTTGTGGTGCAATAGATTTAAAAAACAAAAAGATTTATGTATATGATGAAATATATCAAAAAGGAATGAGTAACAAAGCGATATATAACCAAATAAATCAAATGGGCTATTCAAAAGAAAAGATAACGGCAGATAGTGCAGAACCAAAGTCAATAGATGAATTAAGAGGATTAGGATTAAGACATATTACAGGTGCATTAAAGGGCAAAGACAGTATAAATAATGGTATTCAATTTATACAAGATTTTGAAATAATAATACATCCTAGATGTGTAAATTTCATAACAGAAATAAGCAATTACACTTGGGACGAGGACAAGTTTGGAAATAAAATAAATAGACCAATAGATGACTTTAACCATTTAATGGATGCAATGAGGTATGCAGTAGAAAAATACATAAATCAAAAGAAATTACAATTTGGATATAACAATATAATGTAAAGGAGAAACAAAATGAGTTTTGTAGAAAAAATACAATATAAAGACGAGTTCTTAAATGAAGAAAATATAAATCAAAATATAAGTATATTATGGGGAAAAGCATTACCAATATTTATGCATAGAAAATATTTGCAAGATAGATTTACAAGAAAATATGATCAAAAGGATGTTGTTGTTGCACTTGAATATTATATAAGTATTATTGCAAGTGGATATTTTGGAGGAAAAGAACCTCAGTTTAAAGTAAAAAATATAAATGAAACTCAAAAAGGGATTTTAAATAGAATATTTAAAAGAATATTTGGAGAAAAGAATGATCCAGAGGACTATCAAGCTATTATTGATTATATTGCAAAATATAATGACAATGGTAGCTTTTTTTATGACTGTGTACTTGATTATATTACAACTGGAGCATGTTATGGTTTAGTGTATGAAAACAATAAAAACGAGGAAGTTTACGCTAATATTTCAAGTTTAAACACAGTTGCTATATGGAATTATGATGTACCAGGCACAAAAATAGGTTTATTAAGATGTTGGTATGAGAATACAGCAACTGGAGGAATTGAAACACATTTAGAAATAATAACAAAAGACTATAAAAAACAATTTGTTGATGGAATTGAAAAGAAATCTATTACAGAAAATGCTGAATATAACTTTGAAGAAGTAGACGGTAGCAATAAACCAGTAAGATGGACAGACTTACCCTGTTTTGCTGTAGAAAACCCTTATGGAATGTCATTTTTTGAGAATGTTATAACTTTAATAAATAAAAATGAAAAAGTAATAGAAAACAATGCAAATATTTTTGATTATAACGATAATGCTAAATTAAAAATAACAGGATTTTCTCCAACAAATGATCCTTTAATACCACTACTAAACGATAAAGGAGAAGAACAAAAAGATAAAGATGGTAATATAATAATGACAAAAAATCCTGCAAGAGTACAAGAAGATGAAGCAATTTTAAATGCAAAAGTGTTTTATACACCTGATAAAGATGGCGATATTGATTGGATTATAAAAAATATAAATGATACTGCTTCAGAAAATCACAAGAAAACATGTATAGATATGGCACTTATGATTTCAGGAGTGCCAAATGTAACAGACCAAGGCTTTACAGATGCTGATAATGCAGCAGCTTTAGAAAAGAAGTTTTTTCCTTTAGAACAAGTATTACAACAAGCACATCATTTATTTAGGAAAGAATACCTAAGAATGTGGGAAATGATAACAGCAAGAATTAATTTAAAGAAAAATAAAGAGTATGACTTTAGAGATATAGATGTTATATTAATACGTAATTTGCCTACAGATACAGAAAGCTTAACAAATGCTTGGTTAAAATTAAGAGGATTAATAAGTGACAAATCGATTATAAGTCATTTGCCATTTGGCTTAGATGCAGAATCGGAACTTGCTGAAATAGATAAACAAAATGAAGAGAATATTCAAAAGAATTTACAACAAATGCAAATGCTTGGACAGAACAAGACAGAACAAGACAGTAAAGAGAATAGTAATTCAAATGATAAAATAACAGATTTAACAGATAAGCAAAAAGCACAAAAACTAACTGCAGACAATAAAAAAGAACAAACAAAAGTTGGTAATAAACAAATTAATAAAGAATAGAGGTGTTTTATATGTGGAAAGTACATGATAATTATATGAGACATTTAAAACAACTATATAATAAAACATCAAAACAAAAACAATTAAGACTTCAAGAAATCTTTGATACATTTAATTTTACAACCAAAAACATCTATAATATTGCTGATAATAAAACTAAAAAAAGAATAAATACATATATAGAACAATGGAAAGAACAAGGCTTATTAAAGAATAATAGCTATTTTACTGTATTAGCAAACAATATTTATAAGAGAACAAGAGTAAAGAATAGTGAAATACTAGAGTTACTTATTTACAGTTCATATGTAGAAGAGCAAAACAAACTTGCAGAACAAGAAACACAAATAATGTATGAAGATGCCAATTATTATTACGAACAGTGTCAACAAGAGGTAAACAAAAAGAAAAAGCCATCAATATTAACGATGGCTTTATTTCTTGCATTATTAGACCAACCTAATTATAGTCGGACTAACTTGGAAACAGTATATTGAAGCTACAATGCAATATAATGCACAACAACTATATAAACAAGCAATTTTAAATATGCAACAACAAAAAGGCCTAGAAATTGATTCTAATGAGTTTCAAACAATAATACAAAGACAAAACAATCAAAAGCTCAATATAAATAATGATAAGATATCAGGTGCAGCAGATTTGCAAATGATTGGACTAAATAATCTAGCAAAGGTAGAAGGAATAAAAGAAGTAACGGAAGATAATTCAAAAGTTAGATTTATTGCAGTAGAAGATGATAAAACAACATTGATGTGTGACAGTTTGAATAATCAAGAGTTTTACATTAACAAAGAAAATGTATTTGATAGATATTATGGTGAAACACAAAAAGAGCTAACAATACAAAGAATTAAATGTAATGGCTTAGTGCTCGGGCTAAATCTTCCACCAATACAACATCACTTTCATTATTGCAGGTCAACAATAATGTATTTGCCACCAGTTGAAAAACAAAAAAAAACAAGTTATAATAATACATATCCTGAGTTTAAAAAAGAAAAATTGTATTCATCAGGAGAAAGACATTATTCAAAAAAAGAAATAAAAATCATAGCAAATAAAATGTATGAAATAGGCAACAAATATACTGATAATAACTCTAAATGGAGTGGAAACATTGTCATAAGTAATAGAAAGACAAATGCGAAATTATGGAATTGCAATATAGAAATTGAAAGTACAACTTCTCCGCATGCAATATTACATGAACAATTACATGCTCATTCTATTAGTTATTATGATGTTGATACATATAAAAAGTATAAAAGAATAGAGGAAGCTTCAACAGAGTTATTAACTAAAGAAATATGTAAGAAGGAAAAATTGATTAATATTCCATCTTCTTATGATAATTGGGTAGAAAATTTAGTAAAAATAAATGACAAGATAAAAATAGAAAATAATACTTTGGAATTTGCAAAGACTTTATATAAAATACCAGTTGTTGATAGATTGGACTTCCTTGATAATAAAATACAAAGTTATTTAGTGGGCAAGTCAATAAATGAAGCAATTGAATTAAATAATTTATTAGGAGAATTATATGTTTAAAGATGATTATATAGAAAAGTTGATAGAAAGAACTATAGAGTGCCCAAAAAATATGGACAATGAAGAAATAATAAAACTATACAATGAAGTACAAAATGTTTTTAAAAGCTTTAAATATAGCAAAGAAGAAAAAGAAAAATTAAAAAGAAAAGGACAATTAGAAAGCTTAACAATGATATATGATGGGATAAAATAGCACTTACTAAAAAGTAGGTGCTTTTATTATGGAAAGAAGGTGGGAAATATGGAGCTAAAAGATACAATTGAATTAATGAATAGTGCAGATTATAAAGAAAGATTTAAAGCGGAATATTTACAAGCTAAAATAAGATATGACAAATTAGATGCAATGACTGTGAAATACGAGGCAGGAACTTTGAATTTTACACCTAGCTGTTCGTTAGAGCTTTTGAAAGAACAAAAGAAACATATGGGGAATTATATAAGGACTCTAAAAATAAGGGCAGAAATTGAAAAAATAGACTTATAGGAGGGAGAATAATATGTGGATATTAGTTTTAATATTAAGTATTAAATTACAAATGCCAACTTGGTATTGGATTATATTTACTATAATTACAATATTTAGACCTGTTATATGGGTATTTAAATATAATTTTGCAGAAGGATATATGAAAGCAAAGAATAAAGATAATAAATAAGTTATTAACATTTTATAATTATAAATTTTTAGACGTAGACGTACGTCTATTTTTTATGCCTTTTTACTGATTGCAGGCATTAAAGAACAACAGAATACAAGTGCAATGGCTGGGGCTTTATGGGCAATGGCTGGGGCAAAAGGAGTAAAAAATGGAAGGACAAGACAATAATCCAAATAATGCTAATACTGGGGCAAACAATGAACCAGCGGGAGCAAATAACCAAAACAATACAGGAGCAAATAGCAATTCTGTAACGTTTGATGATTTCTTAAAAGATAGAAAAAATCAAGCAGAGTTTGATAGGAGAGTTCAGCAGGCTATCAATACAGCTAAAACAAACTGGGAAGAAATAATGAACAGTGAAAAAACAGAAGCTGAGAAATTAGCAAAAATGAACAAGGAACAAAAACTTGAATATCAGGCTCAAAAAGAAAGAACAGATAAAGAAAAAGCACTTGCAGAATTAAATGCTTATAAATTAAAAGAACAAGCAACAAAAATAGCAAGTGATAAAGGATTGGATATATCTTTATTAACTTTCTTTAACTTTGAAACAGTAAAAGCAGAAGAAATCAATTCAAAAATAGAAGAGGTTTCAAATGCATTTAATAAAGCTGTAGAAAAAGCTGTAAATGAAAGACTAAAAGAAGATACTCCAACTCAAAAGTCAGGTATTGATACACAAAATAAATCAATAGCTAGAGCAAGTTATTAAAAAATAGGAGGAATTAAAAATGGGAGAAATTACACAAGAAGCATTAAATATAATGCTACAAGATGGCAAAACAAAAGATAATTTAAAACAAGTATTAAGTGGAGTATTAGAAAATGTTGCATCAAGAGCAATATCAGAACAAATCAAAGCAAAAAATGGTTCAGGAAATCCAGAAGGTGGAGTAATTGAATATAAAAGATTTGTAAATGCAGAATTAAAAGATAAAGGAACTGCAAGAGCTGCTGGGAAAGGCGATAAAGTAAAAGCTAAACCAGTAAAAGTTGTTATTGATACAGACAAAGAAATTGTAGAGGAATTACAAGGAAAAGATGTAAAACTTTATGGTATTGATGGTATGGCTGAAAAGAGAAAAGTAAATCATCAATCAGCTATTATAAGATATTTAGACAGAGAGTTTTTTGCTAAAGTATTAGAAGGAACAGAAGTATCTGCAAAAGATAATATTCAAGATACTATTGATACTTTACTACAAAAAGCAAGAACTTTAAAAAATGATTTTATTGATGGAATAGAATCAGATTTATTAGTTATCGTTGTAGATAGCGAATATAGAAAAGGAATGAAGAAAATTCTTGACGATTTACCAAATGGAACAGATCCAAAAGAACAAGCTATTGGTATGTATGATTCTGTTAGAGTTTATGAATCAACAAGATTACCAGATGGAGTAAAAGCTGTTGTAATGATGGATGGAGCTATTGCTCAACCATTTTATGTTTCAGAATATGGGGCAGAAAAAGTACCATTTGATGATGCTGTAGCATTAGAAGATTTCTTATACAAAGGAACAAAAGCATTAATGAAAGATACTATTTTCTATGTAACAGATGCTAAACTTGCAGAATTAACTGTAACATCAGTAGCGGGTACTTCAACAGGAAAAACAAAAATAACCGTTACACCAACTTTAACATCTGGAAATAGTTATAAATATAAAGCAGCAGCAAATCCAACAATGCCAGAATATGATGCTGTTTGTACAACAGGATATACAGCATGGAATGGCACTGACGAAATAACAGCGACAACTGGACAAAAAATAGTAGTTGTCGAAGTTGATTCAGCAAATAAGGCTAAAAAAGCAGGAATAGCAACAATTGCTTCAATGGCCTAAAAATAGGAGGCAATAGAAATGGCAGAAACCAGTAACATAGATAAAATAATAAAAGATTTAGGACCAAATTATTCAAAAGAAGATAATGAGGTTTTAAATGAAATATTAGAGGAAGTAAGTTCTATTGCCTCTGATATTTCTAATAGACAAAAAAATGATGAGAAGTTATTTCCATATATTAAGAAAGCAGTAAAAGCAATATATCTTTCAAGAGGAGCAGAAGGCTTAACAAGTCGTGGAGAAGGTTCTATATCAAGTTCATATGAAGATATCATGGAAAAATTAAGAAATGACATTATAAAGTCTGGCTTAAGGAGGATTAAATAATGTTATTACGAGATTTAACAAAAGTATATATATCAGGATATGAAGAAATAGAAGATCACGGAGAACCAGATAAGAAATGGAAATATAAAAGCATAGCTTGGTTAAATATGCAACAAGATGTAAATGAACTAGATAAAAAATCCACAGGAGAAGTAGATTATAGTATTTATAAAGGTAGAAGTACGAGAGATTATGAAATACAAAAAGGTGACGGAGTATCATTTGAAGATGTCTCAAAATTAGAGGAGTTTATTCCTGAGTATAGAGTATTGGATAAAAATAAAATAGGAAATACCTATGTATATAGAATGGAGAAAATGCAAAAATGATAAGTTGCGAAATTAAAGTTAAACATAATTTCAAAAACATAAATGCTGTAATTCAAAAATTACCACAGACAATAAGTAATAGTGTAGAGGAAATCCTAAAAAACATTAGAGGATACGCTATAAAATTAGAAAAACGGTCATAACGAAGAAGGAATATTAGTTGAAATGATTGATATGTCAACCAAAGAAGTGAAAGGAAGGGTTTTGGCTGCCCCTTCTAAATTTATGGCAAATGGAGTATCCTATTTGTTTTTTGAATACTTTGGCACAGGCTCTAATGCTGAAATGGAACACGTGGGAAAGTCACAACATTTTATTGAAAGCGGATTTACTGAGTGGTTCATTCCAGTAAATAAAGTGGATAGAGCATTGCCGTATCCAGTTATAAATATAAAAGGAATGGACTTTTACATAGCTCATGGAACTAAAGCAAACCACTTTATGGGAGATGCAAGTTTCAAAAGTAGAGATGAAAATGTAGAAATAGTTAAGAAGAAGTTAGACGATATGATAAAGGAGTGTTGCAAATGAAAGATTTAAGCATAAAGGACTTTAGCGATTTAGTATATGAAAAGCTAGAACCATTAAAGTATAAACAAATATTAACAAATCCAACAACTACAAGCAAATTTCCTTGCTTGGAATTGCATACACCTTTGAAATCAGTAAATCTAACAGAAAACGCATTTCCTATTCGTTCTACATTTCAAATATCAATCACTTGTTGGAATGAAAAACAAAGACAAGCAATGCAAATGACAGACGAAGTTGATACGAAACTTCAAGAATATAATTTTATAAGGGCAAATACCAGTCCTGCAGTATATGACCAGATACTGCAAAAATACGGTATAACAATAACTTTTGAAGTTCGTTATAATTCGATAACGAGCTCTTTTAATTTAAAATAAGGAGGAATTTTAAATGGCAGAGGGACAAGAAACAGAAAAAACAACAACACCACAAGTAGCGATGAAGGCGAAAGTGTCTTATTCAACAACATTAACAGGAGATAAAACTGATATAGGTTATGTTCAAAAAGTAGGACAACTAAAAACATTAAAAGAAGGACAAACATATAGTGCTTTAGATTTAGAAGAAGAAAGAATGGCAAAAGGTAAAAGAAAAGCTGAAACTGTTGATATAGAAATGATGTTTATACAAAAAACACATAAAGCTATTCAAGCTATAGCTGATGCAGACACAACAATATTCCTATTTTTAGAATATCCAGAAACAACTGCATCAGTTGTTAACAAACCATTAGTTCAGACTGTGAAATGCACTGTTGATATAGCAGGGCAAGAAATGAATGACGGAGACTTCATAAAAGATACTATGAGAGTATATAAAGAATCAAAAGTAGTAGAAACAGATGGATATCCAGTTGAAGCAGATTTAACAAAATTTTAATTTAAGAGAAGGCAAAAGCCTTCTCTCTTTTGCAAAGGAGAGAAAATAAAATGATTATAGAAACAAAAAATAAAAATATTAATTTAGTACTAAAAACAAGAAAAATAGTAGAAATAGCTAATCTACTAAAAAATATGAATTTTGAAGAAGTATTTAAAAAAGCCTATTCTATATTAGATATGGAAGCATTATCAAAAATAATATTTAAACTAGCAGAAAACGATGAGGGAAAAAATGTATTTGTATCATCTGATGAAGTATATGACTTTATAGATGAATGTAGAATAGAAGGAATAAGTGTAAGCGATTTATACGGAAAGATAGCAGAGGCATTGAATGAAGAGGGTTTTTTCAAGAAAAGGATGACAAAGAAAGAATTAAAAGAAATGATGTCAAATCCTTTATCAGAAACAGATATGAACGAATTAGTTCAGAAATCAGCAGAGAAAGTTATAAACAAAATAACAGAAGAACAAATTCTTTCGATGGTATAGATGAAATAATAAAAGCAATAAAAGAATCAAAAAACATTGTAGACTTAATATACTCTATGGAGCCATTGGCGTATTATTTCGATATGAAACCATATGAATTTTGGAATAGTAGATATTCAGAAATAAATATATACTGTCAAACACACTTAACTAAACAAATAGATGAATTAAGAAAAGAAATCAATTTACAAGAAGCGGTTACAAATAAACTTATTGCAGGTGATTGTATGAATCAAAATGCAAAAATAGTACTTATTAGAGATAGTTATAAGGAGCTTTTTAAAGAAAAAGATGAAGTTCAAACTTTAGAAGAACAAAGAAGATTATTTAAAGGATAATTTCGACAAAATATGTCGAAAAATGTCGATTAAAAGTATAATTTAACCTATTGATTTATGGAACCGTTTGTAGTATACTTTTTTATATTAAATAAAAGGAGGAAATATTATGGGAATAGCTTCACTAATACTAGGAATTATAGCTTTTTTAGTTTCATTCAGTATTTTTAAAGATGTATCATTAATTTTAGCAGTGTTAGCAATTGTACTTGGAATCATAGCTTTAGCTAAGAAAAAGAATAAGAAAATGAGTATTGCAGGAATTGTTTTAGCAATAATAAGCTTTGTAGTTTTATTTTCAGTAGGAAATAACAATGTTACTACAACCACATCATCTGGAAATGATGTAAAAAAATGCAATATAGGAGATACGATAACAGTAAAAAACGGAACAGAAGAATACACCTTACAAATAACAGAAATAAAAGAAACTAAAGATAGAAATGAGTTTGCTGATGAAAAACCTAAACAAGTATTTTTAATCAATTATACCTATGTTTGCGATAAAACAGAAGATGGACTATATGTAAGTGATATGAATTTCAAGGTAATAGATGAACAGGGCGAAATTGGATATACATATCCTATAGATACAAAAAATCCACAAAGCATAACTGCAGGAACTACTTGTAAAGCACAAATGGCTTTTGGAGTAAATAACACAAGTAAAAAAATAAAATTACAATTCTTCGACAATATGTTTAATGGAAATCCAACAGCTGTGTATGAAATAGAATTATAAAAAAATATTAGATACAAAAAGCTCCTATTTATGTAGGTGCTTTTTTATTGTGTTCAAAAAGAAAGAAGGTGAAAAAATGACTATTGAAGAAATTGAGATTATAGTAACTGCAAAAGTAGAAGAAGCCTTACAAAAATTTAAAGAAATAGCACCAACAATTCAAAAATCAGTTAAACAAGCACAAGAAGCCTTCTCTAAAGTAGATACTAAAGTAATGACGAATAAATTACATCAAGCAGTAAACTTTATGAAGAAAAAAATGCAAGACTTAAAAAAGAGTTCTAGAAATAATGAACTATCAATAAAAGTAAATAATCAAGACGCAAAAAAACAAATAACACAAATAGAAAAAGAAATAGATAGTCTACAAAAGAAAATAACTGGGCGACAATTTAAATTAGATATTACTAATACTGCTCTAGATAAAATAAGAAATGACACAAATCAGTCAGTAATAAAAGAAATGCCAAATGCAGGAAATAAACAAATAAAAACAGAAACATATAGAAGACTGGATAATGATAACAATTATAATTTACTAGTATCTCAAAGTGATAAATTAAATAAAGAAATAGAAAGATATAATGAATTATTAAATGTAGCAAAATCAAGAATAGCAGAACTAGGACAGCAAATTTTAAAAACTTCAACTACTCAAAATAAATTGAGTAGTTTTTTTGGTGGATTTAAACAAAAAATTGAGCAAGTAAAACCTAGTATATCTGGAATAAAAAATAATTTTGATAAATTGCCTAAAATTACACAAAACATTACTAACAATATAAAGGGAATGGGAGCAGGATTAAAGAGCGGCCTAGGAAATATTTTTAAATATGCTACAGCTCTCTTTAGTTTGAGAAGTATATATTCTGCACTAAGCAGTAGTGCAAATGCTTGGCTGTCTAGTCAAAATTCACAGGCTAAACAGTTAAGTGCAAATATAGAGTATATGAAATATGCTATGGGCAGTGTATTTGCACCAGTAATAGAATATGTAACTAATCTGGTTTATAGCTTGATGAAGGCAGTGCAAAGTCTAGTATATGCTTTTAGCGGGGTAAATATATTTGCAAAAGCCACAGCATCATCAATGAAGAATACATCAGGTAGTGCAAAACAAACAAGTAAATCACTAAGTAGTGTACATAGTGAAATAAACAATGTTTCAGATAACAAAAATAGTAATACTAGTGGAACACCTAATATAGATTTATCAGAAGTAGACAAAACACCAAACAAAATAATAGATGTGATTAGAAATGGTAATTGGAATGAAATTGGAAAGATGTTAGGCGAAAAATTAAACAATGCTATGTCTAAAATTCCTTGGGATAAAATTCAAAATACGTCTAGAAATATAGCTTCTGGAATAGCCAAAACTTTAAATGGGTTTATTGGAACAACAAATTGGAATCAAGTTGGTAATACGTTTGCACAAGGATTAAATACAATTATATATTTTGGATATAGTTTTGTAACTACATTTAATTGGAAACAATTTGGAAAAGCAATTGGTGATGCTATAAATGGATTTTTTAATAATATTGACTGGGCAGTAGCAGCTAAAACATTAAGTGAAGGGATAAAGGGAATATTAAGTACAATATCGACAACATTGGAAACTATTGACTGGCAACAACTAGCAAAAGATTTAGAAGAATTTGTTACAAATGTTGACTGGAGTGGAATAACACAAGGCATATTCAGAGGAATTGGAGCAGCATTAGGAGGACTAGCGCAATTTTTAGGAACATTAATAAGTGATGCTTTTACTGGAATAGGAGAATATTTTAATGAAAAAATAGAAGAATGCGGAGGAGATGTAGTAGCGGGAATATTCAAAGGAATAGGCGATGCTATAGCAAATATAGGACAATGGATATATGATAACGTATTCAAGCCATTTATAGATGGATTTAAAAGCGCATTTGGAATACATTCACCATCAACTGTAATGGAAGAACAAGGACACTTTATTATAGAAGGTTTAAAAAATGGATTATTAGGAATATGGGACAAAGTAAAACAGCCATTTGTTGATTTAAAAAATAATATAACTAAGATGTTCACGGAAATAAAAAATAGTGTGTCAAATTGGGCAAAAAATACTAAAGAAACGGTAAAGAACTGGGGAAACAATGTAAAAACAAAAGTTAGTGAATGTTGGACAAATGCTTCAAATACAGTAAGAGAAAAAGTAACTACTTTAAGAAATAATATTTCAACAGGACTTAATAATGCTAAAACAACGGTAGTAAATTGGGGAAGTAATGTAAAAAATACATTTACCAACTTAGGAAGAAATGCATCTACATGGGGAAAAGATTTGGCTACAAATATGGCAACAGGAATAAAAAACAATATTCATAAAGTAACAAATGCAGTTACATCAGTTGCAAATAAAATAAAAAGTTTCTTACACTTCACAGAACCAGACGAAGGACCTTTGAGTAATTTCCATACATATATGCCAGACATGATTGATTTAATGGTTAGTGGAATAAAGTCAAATACTAATAAGATAAAGAATGAAATGGAGAATTTAGCAGGTACAATGTCCTATACAATAAATACAGAAGCGGTAACTGGTATTCCTTTAACAAATCCAACAATAAAACCTGTAAATGTTGAGGCTAATAATATGTTGGATGCTTTAAGTGATATAGCATATAAAGGAAATGAAAATGATAAACCAATTTATTTAACAATATATGTAGGAAATTCAAAACTAGGACAAATATTATTGGACAATTTAAGAGACATGAAAAGACAATCAGGGAAAGATATAGAAGCATTAGTAGGAGGATAAAATTATGTTATGGAGAGAACATGGAAAAACAGAAAATTTACCGACACCAAGTACATATTCAGTAGACATAGAAGACACAGATAAAGACAGTTATTCTAGTGTTGTTGATGGTTCGTTAATAGATAATCCAATAGCTGTAGGAATGTTAAAACTTTCAATGTCATGGGATTTTAATACAGAAGAAGAAGCAGAAGAATTATGTCAAAAAACATTTAAGAATCCATTTGTATTGGATATAAAAATTCCAGTTGTAAAAGGTGGATTTTTAGAAGGCGCACAGTTTAGAGTTTCAAAGAGACATATTGACATGATAAAAACAGAAAAAGGGACAGCAACAGAAAAAACAAAATGGAAAACATCATTTAATTTAATGCAAAAAGAATTAACACAAGCGCAAAAAACAGCAGTAGAGGAGGCAAATAGTTAATGTATGATACGAGTGATAACTATAAGTCTAAAATATACAATGTAACTCATTTATTAAAAGTATATATAAATGATGAAGAAATAAATCCTAAATATGTATTAGACTGTAAACCTTCAAAAAAAGCATTCTCAAGTGATGAGTTTGCCTTGGGATGTGTAGAAGCACAAAGCATAGAACTAAAATTATATAAATCAGCAGTACCATCAATTATCAATAGAATAGAAATAAAAAGCGGAATAACAGGCGAAGTAGTACCAATTGGAATGTTTAATTTAGATGGAATAAGTAAAGATGATGATTATACAGTAACATTAAAGCTACGCGACAATATGATTAAATTTGAGTTTAATTATAACGGCAAAACATTGATAGACAATAATAATGGAAAAGCAAAAATAATACAGGTACTACAAGACTTATGCCCAAAAGCAGGAGTAGAACTTCGGTTCTACTTCTTTTTTGAACATGAATAAAGAGATAGCAGTGTACGACAATACAGTATCAGCAAGAACTTATTTAAGTTACATAGCAGAACAAGCTGGTGGAATAGCAGTAATAGGTAGAGATGGAAAACTATATATAAAAACAATTGGAGAAAGTTCAGTTACACTTCCATTAAAGTTATTTAAGACTTTTAAATGGGGAGAAAAATTCAAAATAACACGTGTAAGGTATGATGATGGAATACAACTATTTGAAAAAGGAGACACAACAGGCAATACAGTTTATATTAGTCAAGACAATATGTACATAGTTGATCAAGAGCAAATCGATAATATTTACAATGCCTTAAAAGACTTAGAATTTTATAGTTTTGAAGGCGAAAGCATAATAGATCCAGCGTTAGATACAGGAGATGTCATCGTTATAGATGGCAAAAATGTAATATATCAAGGTTCAATGCAATTTTCAGGGCGTTGGATTGCAAGTATTGAAAGCAAAATACAATGTAAATCAAAAGAAGAAACAACCACTAGAACACCATCACAGAAAATCATAAACAGAAGAGTTCAGTCAAGCATAAATCAAATAGATGGAAAAATAATTCAACTAGCAGAGCAAACTTCTGAACACGAAACAAAACTAACTCAACAAGAGCAAGATATCAATGTAATAAAGCAAACTGTATCTAATACAGCAGAATATAAGAGAGAAACTGATGGAGTAAGTGAGATACATATTAAAGATGCAGGACAAGCTGATATATTAAGACTAGAAGTGCAAGGAAATAAGACTTATGAAGCAAACTTATTTCCTCGTAGTAATTTATATCCAAGAATAGGATTACAAGTTAACCAGAAAGGATAGTATTATGAAATATAAAGTAGTAGTAGATAAACAAAGTAGAACTAATCCGTCTGCAGATAAAAAAGAGTACATAATAGACATTGAAGAGCTACGATTTAAAGGCGACGTATATGACAGTTTAGTCATAACAAAAGACGAAGATTATGTTTTACGTAGGCTAAAGCTAACAGAGTTTTATGTTTTAGAGGAATTAGAAGAACCTATAAAAGAACCTTTAGACAATATAAATATTGAGTTATTTGAAGGCGACAATTATATTTATTTGGTTGACATGGTAGGAAATAAATTCTATGCAGAATACATTGTAAAAAATGATTTCACTGATATGTATACAACTATATCAGAGTTTAAAACAGGAATAGAACAAACCTCCAAAAAAATTGAACTAATGGCAAGGAGTAAACTTGATAAGAATGAATTTGCAACATATTTAGAAGTAAATTCAGAAGCTGTTAAAGTTGCTTGGAACAAAATTGCTGAATTTATTCAAATGATGATTATAAATCAAAATGCAAGTTTAGCAATATTAGATGACAATAAAAAAGTATTGATGTCTTTGGATAAAACAGGGCAGCACTTTTACGATAGTGAAACGGTATTTGCAAATATGGGTGTTCAAAAATTTGATGGAAATAAGTTTATAGCTTTTGCGGTTCCTGGAGACTATAATCAAAGTATTAAAGATGGAATGGCTTGGGGGATGACGACTCAAAGCGATGGGAAGTTTTGGCCAATACTTTTCATTAAAGATTTTAAAATGGCTAGCAAAAATGCTGGAGATTTTAGTGGTCAATTAGTATTAACTGCATGTGATTTAGTTCTTTCTGGAGACACAAGTGGTATAATTTCTGGAAATGTTAAAATTGTTGGTGGACTAAGTGGAGAGATAATTTTTATAGATAAAGAAACTGAAGATGTTCTATTGCAAATCATTCCAGAAAATTCATATGATAGCACTACACCAAAAATCAACATATTGAATGCTGTTGAATTTTTTAAAAATTCAAGTCGGAAGTTATTCGCTTAAAATTGGCGGAGAAAACTATGTTTTACAAACTGATAACGGAGATTTTCATGTAGCTGGTGGAACTATATTTTTAGGAACTGCTAATAAAAAAGCAACTATATCAATGTACCCTTCTAGTATGGTACAAATTCATGGAGCCGATTTGAACGTTGATGGAAATATTTATGCAAAGAATATTTCATCAGATAAAAAAATAAAGAAGAATATAAAAAATAGTAGTGCATGTGCTTTAGATATAATCAAAAAAATTAAACATAAAGAATTTGACAAAATAGATGATGGAAAACATTACAGCATAGGCTATATTGCACAAGATATGGAGAAAATAGATCCTAATTTTGTTATTAAGAGACCAGCAGACCCAAAAAGAAAAATAGAAGAAAGATATTATATTAATGAGTTGCCTATAATAGCAACATTATCTAAAGCAATTCAAGAGCAACAAGAACAAATTAATAAATTGCAAAGCAAAATTGAGAAACTGGAGGCTAGAAGATGAAAAAGAAGGTATTTCAAAATGGAACATTAAAAAGTAAAGCATACTTTATGAATAATGGTGTTAAACAAGAAGTAGAAGAAGCAGTTTATGAAGGTACAACACCATTATCGGCAGAAAACTTAAACGATATGCAGAATAACATTGAAGAAGAGATTAACTCACATATAGAGCATAAATACTTCTTACAGCTAACAACAGCAGTAGCCAAAGGTGGAACTATAACACTACCTTGTTCCTACAAAGTTGGTACACATTGTCTTGACGTGTATTATATGGGAGAACTACTAGCACTAAGCTCAGATGATGCAGGAAGTGACGGTCATTATCGAGAGATAGGCGAAGCTAATTCGGTAAGCAACCAAATTAAAACAACAACAGACTGGGACTGTGAAAGTGGCGAATATTTTGAATTTGTTGTGAGGGGGGATTATAGTGTTTAATGCATATCAAAAATTAAAAAAGTTGATAAACAATCAAAAAGCTGTTTCAGCTACATTTCCTGAATTATTGAATAATTGGGTTCCATACAATTCAGCAGGAGATAATGCAATAAATAAAGTTGATGGAATTGTTTTTTTAAAATTAAGTTTAAAATCAGGTACTTCGAAAGATATTTTTCAATTGCCTGAAGGATTTAGACCTACGTTGTTTTCATATTATCCTATTACAAATCTAGATAATCACACTGCAAGTGTTTTTGGAATTTCAGCTGGTGGCTGGATTACTGTTGAAAATTCAGAAGTTGGAAAGGCAATTTTTGCAAATGTATCTTTCAAAGCTAAGGATTGATTTTTCGTATGTATAAAAATTTATAAGAAAGAAAGGAATGATAATATGAATAAAAGCAAAAACCTTGACACTCTAAGAGAGAGAGAGCCATAGTTTAAACAAGGGAGGTGTCAGAATATGATACCTCGATATAATAAAACAAAAAATAAACAAGACAAGTTGAATATTACAAACGGAACTGAATATGAAACAGGGCGAATTATTGATGGCAAAAAAGAGTACGCAAAAAGAATTAGTTGCGGAAATTTGCCAAACGCAGAAGCAAAATATGTGCAGACAGGATTAGAAAACATAAGTTTGACTAGAGCGATTGACGGAGTTATGTTGAATGTTAATTCGCAAAGAGGATTACCTGCTCCTAGCATCACATCAACAAATACGATAATGATATATCTTAATGGCACAGGAACAGCTTTAACGATCAATACGCAATTTAATTGGTCAAGTTATACTGCTTATGTAGAATTATTTTACGTGAAAAATTAAAGGAGGAGAGCATGAAAGAATTAAACAATATCATAAATATTCTTCTTGCAAACGGCGGAACAGTTACTATGGCTGTTCTTTTTATTGTATTTTTGTACCTTGATAGGAAAGACCGAAAAGATAAAGAAACTCAAGATGAAGCTAAAAGGAAGGAAGAACAAGAAGAGAAAAAAGCAGAAAGAGAAGCTGCTGGCAAATTGTTGGGTGAACTGTCAGCATCCAATAGGAATATAGCAGAAAGCTTAAACTTGTTAAAAACAAGTATGGACAACGCTAATACAGAATTTAAACAGCACGACGAGAGAGCAATAGCAGGGTTTCAGGCAATACATGAAGATTTGATAATTTTAAAAGAAAGGAGAGAATAGTTATGGATTTATCAGTATTATCTCAATATTTATCAGTTGTAGTAATGGGAATATGTCTTTGCGTAGGATATGTTATAAAAAATAGCTTAGATTTCATTCCTAATAAATATATACCTGCAATAATGTTGGTATTAGGAACTACAATTAATATATTAATGAATCTAAATGAAATTAATGCAGAAGTAATATTAGTTGGTATGCTTAGTGGACTGGCTTCAACTGGTTTATATGAATTATTTAAGAATTTCATAAATAAGGAGGAAAAATAAATGGAAGATGAAGAACTTGAAGTAATGAAGCCTGTAGAAGAACCTACAGAGGAGATTTTTGAGGAAATAAAAGATGAAATCGAGGTGTCAGAAGATGAGTAGAGTATTTAAAAACAAAGGTAACGTAATCACACAAGCCTTTAAAAAAGGTCTCCATAATGGTATTGATTTGGTAGGTACTGGATACACTTTAGATTACATCACAGCTCATTCAGAAGGAACTGTTGTAGCAGTTAGAAACAATTATAAAACCAACGACAAGTATGGTTGCTCGTATGGCAACTATGTGAAAATTAAACATAATAATGGATATTATACATTATATGCTCACATAAAATATAATAGCGTAACTGTAAAAGTAGGGCAAAAAGTATCAAAAGGACAAATTATTGGTTACATGGGAAATACTGGGCATAGTTTTGGAGCACATTTGCATTTTGAAGTAAGAGATAAAAATGACAATTTTATAAACCCAACAAAATATATAAATGCAAATTTACCTTCAAATAATAGTAAAAAATATAGTAAAGGTAGATATAAAGTTGACTGTGATGTTTTAACAGTAAGAACTGGACCAGGAACAAATTATGATTGGAAAAAATTCAATCAGTTAACACCAAACGCACAGGCACAAATAAAAGAATTATCAAATTCAAGACCAAATGGACTTGTAAGAGGATGTATTTGTGATGTATCAGAAGTAAAAGGCGAGTGGGGAAAGATTCCATCTGGCTGGATTTGCTTAAAATATTGTAAAAAAGCATAAGAGCTAGGCTATATGCCTAGCTTATTTTTTTGCCTAAACATTGACAGTGATTTTATTATATTATATAATATTGAATGTCACATAATAGTAAGTATGTGACATTCGATAAATATATTTCTTTGAAGTGTATATAATAGTAAAAAGGGGGAGTAAACATGTATAAAGCAAAAGATATAGCAGAATGGTTTTTAAACAGAAACAGAGTGCAAATGAATTTTGAAGATTCAGAATATATTACAAACTTGAAATTACAAAAATTATTATATTATGCTCAAGGATATGTTTTAGCTAAGAAAGACACTCCTTTATTTGATGATGAGTTTTTAGCATGGGAGCATGGACCTGTAATTAGAAAAATATATGATAGATACAAATCAAATGGTTCAAGTGGAATAAAATATGATGAAGATTTCAAAGTAAATATAGATGGAGAGACAATAAGAATATTAGAAGAAGTATATAATGAGTTTGGACAATATTCAGCATGGAAATTAAGAAATATGACTCATGAGACTAGTCCGTGGCAAACTACTCCAAGAAATTCAGTTATTCCAAAACAAAAAATCAAAGACTATTTTAAAACTCAAATTGCTTAATGAATAATTGTTGTACAGCCAACGGTAATCATATAATATTATCTTTTAAAT